GCGCTGGCGCTTGGGCGTCTCGCCAGTCACGCAAGCCGCCTCGATCCCGTTCGCCTGCAACGTCTCGCACATATGCTTTGCGTGATCGACACCAGTGCAAAAAAACAACCATGCTTTGCGATCCTCGGCGCGCGTGATGACCTCGCGCACCACAGCCTCGTTCGTCAGCTTGTTATCAACCGCCGCTTGCAATTCGCTTTCGATAAACTCGCCGCCTCGTTTATGCACGCCATCAACATTCAGCTTCGCTTTCGTTGTCTTGCTGCGCAGCGGCGCAAGGTATCTTTGGAACACCAATTGTTCGATGCTTATAGGTTCCAGCAAAGCATCGAATAGGGCAGGCTTATCGGTGATAAGCCCGTGGCCCAGACGGTAAGGAGTTGCAGTGAGGCCAATAACACGCAGGCGAGGATTGATCGCCATCAGATCGCCAATCAGCTTGCGATAGCCGCCTTCATCCTTATGCGAAACAAGGTGGCACTCGTCGATCAGGATCAGATCAATATGCCCGACCTCGGAAGCGCGCGCCCTGATAGATTGAATACCAGCGAATGTAATCGGCTCCTCAAGGTTCTTGCGCCGAAGGCTGGCGGAGAAGATACCAAGCGGCGCGTTAGGCCAATGCTGGAGCATCTTTTCGGCGTTTTGAAGTATAAGTTCACGAACATGCGTCAGCATCAAAATGCGCGTTTCAGGATAAGACTGTAACGCATTCTTGCAAAGCGCCGCGATGATGTGGCTCTTGCCTGAGCCAGTCGGCAACACGATGCACGGGTTGCCTTTGTTACCTGCTTCAAACCAAGCGTAAAGCTCGTCAAGCGTGCGTTGTTGATAGTCGCGGAGGGTCACGGTTCGTCCTCCACGGATTTCAATGCGTTTACAATATAAACCCTAGTAGAACGGGCATGGCTCCGGGGGTCTTCCATAGGCTTATATTGAGAAGTCGGGATCAAGACTTTCTTTTTTATCAAATTGTTTATAAGGCCACCCCATGCATTGGGGTGATTAGGCTCAATGCCCAACTCAGTAAGAGCGGCGCGAATGTCCTCCCCCGTGAGAAATTCGCCCTCTCTTCCTTTTAAGATTATACGCAATTGATTGCGCATGGCCTCCATCCAAGACAGGTTGGAGGCAATGACCTTCTCCATACCGTCTTTCTTGTTCTGCATCGATTTTTCAATATTAAATTCAATCATTCGATCCTCCTTGCTTGCTTGTAGTAGACGGTCATTTTACAACTTCCGCTCCGGGCCACAACTTCTTGATCTCGCGCACCGTGCCATCGGCGCAGCCAGTTGCATTCGCAATGATCTCACGCGAAGCAAACACGCTTTCGTTGGGATCGCCGTTTTCTACGCCAACTCCATTGATCTCATAGAGCATGATCCACTCGCTTGATCCTTCGCCTTGCCATTTCCACGGCACAAGATCGGGATGCAGCGCATGAGCATCGCAGCCTTTAATCTGATGATCGAAAGGGATTGCGTCAGCATCCCAGCGTTCGCATCGCCATGTGCTATCGTCTTTCGCCGTGCTGTGCGCGCAGGTTCGGCAGTTAATCTCTGTTGCCAGCTTCGACTTGTGGCAGAAATCATGCGCAGGGCAGAAGCGGCATTGATACCAAGTCGGATCAGCCGAAAGCGGCGGCGGAATGTTATCGCTAACGGAGAGACGTTTGCCGCGCGCAATCAATTTGTCGGCGGCTTGCTTATCGTAGCGAACCCGCTCGGTATACATGCGATCATCGTCTTTGCAGACCGAAACATAGAGCGCGCGATCTATATCGAGCCCTGCCATATACATTTGCATCTGCGCCCAGTGTTCGGGCTTGGATTTATAGACGCCTTCTTTCTCCAGAGCATCGAAGCCTTTCTTGTTCGTCGTCTTAAACTCTGCGACATGGCGCACTGTCGGCGCTTCAGGCACGCCAGCCTCTATGATAGCGTCGGCGCTGCCAGATACATGCGAGCCAAAATCTACGCGCGCCTGCTGGCCTGAGAACTCTATGCCGATTGATTTCAGATCAAAGATGATGTTGTTTTCTTCCTGATGTCCGCGCCGAAACAGACGCAGGATGCGCCCCGGAAATTTCTGGCGGATCGCCATGCGGAACTGCAACCAAATCCATCGGTCGCAGGGGTGACCTAGAATAGACGCGCCCATGTGCGGGCGGGGGCGATCTTCGCGCGCCTCGTGCGCAGCGTCGATCAGGACGACAATATCGTTTTTGGCGGGTGGGATCGGTGCCATGTTTGCTCCTATTTATCAATTTGCAAAAGCAAACTTAAAATATAATCACGAATGTCCCATTCATCTTCCCCATCTTCTATCGCGACTAAAATCTTTTTTAGATGCTGTTGTATTTCAGCTTTCGTCATCATTCTGCTCCTCTAGAAAGATGCGGGGCCGAAGCCCCGCACTGGATGTTAGCGAGCCCACGGCGGGGCAGCGGAAGCCTTGGCGGCAGGCGCGGAAGCTTTGGCTGGCGCTGCCCCTTCCTGCTTGCTGAACGCGGCGACTTGGTTCTTGTCGCCGTACTGTTCGTCGCGCTCAATTTTCAGTTTGACCTTCACGTTGGACCCGATCAGTTGATCGGTGTCGGCCAACTTGGCGATGCCGACTGATTCCAAGAGCGCGCGAAGCTGCTGGCGACCGATTTCCTCCGCCTTCGGGTTTGCGTTCTCAATGTTCAGGTTGCTGAACACTACCCTCCCCTGATGCGTCGGGCCTGTGATGTCATAGCGCACGGCGATATAGCGACCTGTGCCGCTCTTGGTCTGCTTGATCTCTGCGCCAGCGATTGCGGCAGTGTACCAACCTGCAGGAAGAACCTCATATGATCCAGTGTTGCCTTTCGGCAGTTCGTCAGTGCTAAAAGGGGTTCCGAGCATAGCCATTTTATTCAGTCTCCTTGGTGATGATGAATGAAGTCAATCTTGGTGTTGTGGTAATCGCATCAAGCAGAGGCAAAGTGATAGCTTCATTAGCTGCCGCCCAAGCCTTCGCGTTAATCTCAGGCTTCCACCTGAAAAGGTTCTGAAGGTGGGCTTCAAGACCATTCTCGATTGCTAGTTCGTTCAGTTTGTCGGCGTCAACCTTACGGCTCATGCGCCCTACTATTTTAATTTTATATTCTCCTGTGTTAGCTGTTTCTGTTCCTTCAAATGTTTCAGGTATGCCGATTAAAGATAGCAATTGAGCTTCAATCTTGCGCCGTTCGTCAATTGATTGTCGCTCTATTTGTTTCGCGCGAAGCCAGCGAGCAGAAAGATCATCCAGCATTGATCTTCTCCACGATTGCGCCAAGGTCCGGAGCTTCCCATGCAGTCAACTTGCCAGACCTATCTTTGGCCTGCCAGAGCCCGTCGCTGTCGCACATCAAGGCGCGCTGAACATTGCCTTCTGCGTCACGCTCGACCCGGAGGGCGAGCACTTCATCAAAAAAGTAAGGCAACTGCTGACCTGTTTTATTCCCCGGCATCGATGGCGCGTAAAGGATGCGCCCCATCTCGTCAGTCGCTTTCTCCAACTTGGCTGACATGTAAACGTGCTTGCCGGGGATATCGCGAAACGCGCGGATCAGGTCGCTGACCTGTTCCTGCATTGCTCCGTAGGCTTGGCGGGGGTCCTTGGCGATTTTCTTTTCGGCGTTCAGGATCACTTCTGCGATCTCGGAGATGCTATCAAGCGCGATGCTTTCAAAGCCTGCGCCTTCCTCGCTCATGATGTAGCTGTAGGCTTCGCGCAGATCGTCGATGGTCTTGATCTCGATATAAGCGAGGTCGGCGTCTTGTATCGAAAGCAAGCCTGCCTCGGCGCTCAAAACCAACGGGTTCGGCAGGGTCTTGATGAGGCTGGTTTTGCCTGCGCCTGCTTGCCCGTAAACGAGCAGCTTGACACCGTTCTGGGCGAGGTCTCGGGTGCGCTTGAGGGAGATAGCCATTAGCGGTTACCTCCGATGCGTGCAACTTCAAATGCGACGGCGAGCATGATCGCACCTGTGCAGATGGGTCCGAAGATAATGAATAGATCGTAG